ATAAATCCATGCTGATCACTTCTCCATAGGGCTCCGGTCAATTGAAACCGGAGCAGTGTCAGGCATGGGTCAATTCTAAGTGGAAATTTATACCCTTCCCGGGTCAGTTCTCGGTGAAAATCAACATGCAGGCCATTATCTCGGAGGCTATCCTTGATATTGCCCAGCAACATGACTGGTTGGCCCTGACCAAGCAATGCACGCTCACAACGGACGGGCAAACAGCAGATTTTGACCTGCCCGCTGATTATGGCCGGATGCTGGTCAAATCTGATGTGCATTCGTCCATTTGGTCAGTGAATTATCAGGCCGCAAAAGACCTTGATGAGTGGACCCAGTTGCAACGGTTCATGCCATCTACCATTCCGGGATACTGGATCATCTACGGCGGTCAGATGCACCTGATGCCCGAGCCGCGAATCAATGAAAATCCGTGCTTTTGGTACATTGCATCCAATCTGGTACGTGGCGATGATGGCACCCTAAAGCCGCAGTTCACGGCGGATAGCGATACATTCCTACTGGATGAGCAGTTGCTTGTGCTGGCGATGGTATGGCGCTGGAAGCAGGCCGAAGGTCTGGATTATGCAGAGGATATGCAGAATTACGAGGTGCGGCTGTCCCAGCTTGCTGCCAAAGACCATGGAAGCAAGCCTATCCGCAGCAGCAGGAACGGCCTGAACCGCCTTGGTATATGGGCGCTTGCTCGATGAGAACGCCCGTTCAGTCTGGCGCGCGCGGCCGCAAGGCGCAGGTTGTCAGTTTCCCACCGCCAACGGCTGGTTGGATAAGCAACCAGAACCTCATTGCCAATACCAGTGACACCCCCGGCGCAGTGGTACTGGATAACTGGTGGCCCACGCCTCAGACTGTGCGCATTCGGCGCGGATGTGCGCTTTATGCCCAGCCAGACCAGAGTGCAGACTGCTCATCGCTTATGTCGTATAACGATGGCGGCATTGAAAAGCTGTTTGCAGCCATAGGCGGAACCATCTGGGACATTACCAGCGCATCCGCCCCCGTGGCCGCCGTGACTGGATTGACGGGCGGAGAGTGGGTCTCCACCCAATTTGCAACAGACGGCGGCGTGTTCCTTATTGCCGTCAATGGCGTTGACCCGGTTCAGCTCTACGATGGTACGCACTGGTGGCCGCTAACCGGTAGCGACATTCTTCTGCTCCAGCTAGGCACCATCACCAAGGACTTTGCAGATGGTGAGGTGGTAACGGGGGCGACTTCGGGTGCAAAGGGCCGCGTTATCTTCCAGCAGGGGTCACAACTGTATGTGACCAGCACGAACGCAACTGCGTTCCAGTCTGGGGAATCTGTATCTGGCTCGTCTGGCGGGTCTGCTGTCCTGTCTGGGGCTAGCTCCACATATTGGCCCGGCATAACGGTGGCGTCTGGCTCATCCATATCTACCGTTGACCCGTCAAAGTTCTCATTCGTCTGGTCCTATATGGCGCGCCTCTATTTCATCGAGAGCGGCACCATGAACGTCTGGTATATGTCGGCCGGGGCTGTAGCAGGGACCGTTACGCCACTGCCCTTGGGCGGCGTATTTCCTGCGGGCGGCTCGCTCCTGTTCGGATCATCGTGGTCTCTGGATAATTCCAGCAGCAACGGCCTGTCAGAGCAGTGCGTTTTTGTGACAGATGCCGGAGAGGTGGCGGTTTATCAGGGGTACGACCCTAATCTTTCATCCACATGGGGAAAGGTTGGCCTCTATAGGGTGGACAAGCCGCGCGGGCGGCGGGCATTCATCCGCAATGGCGGTGATCTTCTCATCGCAACGGACGCGGGTCTTATCCCACTCACACAGGCCGTCAACCGCAACCCGTCAAACCTTGCTCCTGGGGCCGTATCCTACCCCATTCAGGACGCTTGGATGCAGGCCGTTGCAGAGCGTCCAACGCGCAACTGGCAGGTAACTGTCTGGCCTGAAATGCAGATGGTGGCCGTATCCATTCCAGCTTCCGATAATTACCAACCATATATGCTGGTGGTAAACATGAATACCAGCGCATGGGCTCGGTTTACAAACTGGAATCCCCTTTGCTTTGCGGATATGGGCGGGCAGCTTTACTTCGGCACAACTGAGGGGCGGATTGCTGGCGCGTGGCAGACCGGCATGGATATGGGCATGCCATTCACGGCAATATACGCCCCGCTGTTCCATGATCTGGGAGGTACTTTCGGAGCGAAAATGCCGCGAGATGCCAATGTCATGATGCGCGGGACAAACCAGATAAGTTGGTCAATCGGCATGATGTATGATTACGTCCTGGCCGTACCTGTCGCCCCACAATCAGCAACGGTTTCTGATGCCGGTATATGGGGTCAGGCCATATGGGATCAATCGCTCTGGAACGAAAGCGGCACATTGGCGCCCCAGAAGAAGTGGACGCCAGTTTCAGGCATGGGGTATGCCATTTCCCCATGCCTGCAAGTCACCAGCGGGAACCTTGCCCCATTTGATAACGAAATTGTGCGCGTTGACGTGACGTACCTTACAGGTGGATTGCTGAGTTGATACCGGAAACCCGGTATCGTCCCCGCAGTGTGTTCCATATTAGTTTGAGCATAGGGCAATATCCTTACGCCTCGCTTCTTCCGCAAGCACATCATCCCAAAGTTGGGTGATGGCGTGCGCAGACTTGATGAGCGAGCGCTTGCAGTTTCCGATGTTCACGTTGTGCGGCTGATTTTCCATGCGGGTCCAGACTGTGACTGCGCGTGAGAGCGCATCCATCACATCATGGCGCTCCATCCTCCCACCAGCGTTGCCACCCCCGAAAGGGTGGCTGGCCGTTACGGCGCTTACGCTGGCGTTTGGGAGAAAGGGCGCAGGAACTCCGCAACAGACGGCTTCCATTTGAGCTGCTGCTGAGAACCCTTTCCGCCACGCCGGGACGTATCGAACATCTTCCCGTAAGCAAGCCCCTTGTCGGTCATGCTCCAATCGCTGCCCGTGGATGAACCGGGGGTATGGACCTGCAAGCCCGCATCCACGAGGATCTGATTAACACGCCGGGGCGGCAGGCCGAACGGCTTACCAAGCTGCGTTGGCGTCTGGTAGTTATCCTCCGTGGCAGCCGGGAGTGCAGAATACCCCATAGCCTCAAGCGGGTTGATGCCCGTGAGCGTGTGCGTACCGCGCGCGGCCATAAGAACCTTCTGGTTTTCGTCCACGTTGGGTAGATGAGCCGCAACCTTCATGTAGCGGTCGAACGTCACAGCAAAGGACGGCTTGCGGACGCGCTTGGGCTTTGGAGAAGAATTGGGAATCTGCCCCGTCACCAGCGCGTCAAAGGCCCGAATGACCCGCAAGTGAAAAGCGGGGCTGATCCACATCGCGTAGGCGTAGACCAGTTCTTTCACTGCATAGGTGCCTTGGTTTGCGCCGCCTTTTTTTGTTGAAACAGGCGATGTGGAAATTTGCACATCGCTCAATTCCTCTATCAATGCCTTAGTCTGGTCATTCCGCAGCCATTGCGCTGGCGCCTTGGAGGCATCTCCACCCGAAGCCTTGTGGCAATCATTCAGGCAATATTGCCCTTCCGCGTCCCGGCGGATAGTGGTGGAAAGAATGGTCAGGTTTGTGTTACTGTTCGTCATAGCGTTGTGAGCCTTTGTGATATTGGGCGTCATAGTGTTTTCCTAGAGGCGTCAGGTTTGCTTTCCACGGCTGGGCCTGACGCCTTTTTTGTTGCTTCATCCAGAAGATCGTTCACGATTGAATTCATGCTGCGTTTCTTGACGAAAGCCAGCGTGTGAAGCCGTTCGTAAATATCCATCCTAATCCGAGCCGAAAAATGCTTCGTCTCGCCTGTGTGCAGGTAGGTCATTTGCTCTCCTTTTCCATCGCCTGCTTAAGTTGAAACACGACTTCGCTGTTCATCGTCCGCTCGTTTTCGCGGGCGTTATTCTCAAGCCATGCCTTCACTTCTTCCGGTACTCGGATGTGGATTTGTGGGTTTCGTCTGCTCATATTTCCCTCATACCGTTTTGGTATGATTTTATGTACCAATTAGGTATCATTGCCGTCAATACCAAAATGGTAAAAAATGTTCTATGTCCAATTCAGAGTCTCAACTTCACGTTAGGGTGCCCGCTCGGCTTAAGGCTGAAATAGAAAGTGCAGCCAAAGCATCTGGTCGCAGCATGAATGCCGAGATCGTTTACCGGCTTGAATCAGGAATCCCTGATGATTCGCCGGGCTTGAGATTTTTGAAGGAAGAGGCCGCCGAGCTTGAATTCCAGATAGACGGACTTAGGCGCGAGCGCGCGGAGCAGTCTGCTCAAGTAAAAGATTACGAAAAAATAGGCGGCGATCTTGTTGCTAGCGCTATTTTAAGAATGGAAATTCGCGCAACGACTGCGAGGCTTGTTGAGGCTGAAAGCCGGTTGCGGCGTATTAAGAGGGTGCTGGAGGAATGAAGTATATTTTTCTAATAGTCGCCGGTATGGCGGCAACATCCTGCGCGAGACCTGAGCCACCTAAGAGCCCCGCGCCTTTATACGAGGGAATGACATATTGCCAAAAGGTTTTGGCCGTAATGTCAGACCCACGCGCAAACCAGCAGACATTAAACTTAGCGAGAATGATTTACTTTAATAAGTGTCAGTAGTGGCTAGTCTGGGTCTTTGTCGCCTACCTTCCCGGTATAGGGATTGATATTACCTCGCGTGCTGTAATTATCATTTCTGGTCTGGTTGGGGTTTGTCGCGTGGTAGGGGGAGACATATGTTCCGTTACGCCGCATGTAGCCGGAAGTATAGTGGTTGCTTGGATTCACACTGCCGTATGACCGGGGTGTATATGCCCTTGGGGTATAGGAATGGCTATACCCGCCATATGATCGGCCTCCGCCGTATGATCTGGCATGAGAAATATGCGGAGAGATGAGCGCTGCAAATACCAGCAGCAAGGCTACTTTACGCATGTATATTTCTTTCAGTTAGCGTTCGGCTGAACACCATCTCGTACCCCATCGAGTCCCACAAACCCCTGTAATCACACGTGTTGACGGGACTCGTTTGCTACTGCTGTGCTGCTGTTTTTAATGGGGGACAGGCATGGCCTTATATAAAGACGGCTGCTTTTTAAGCTAAGATTTTGGGAGCGCTTTTGACGCGAACAATGCGTCCCATCCCGGAACGCTGGCACCCTATGCGGGCATTTACCGCTGCACAGGGTGCGGCCATGAAATTGCCATAGCGCGCGGCCATGTCATGCCACCGCAAGGCCACCACTCACATGGGCTGTTGGCGGGACCTATTTTATGGCAGCTTATTGTCGCCGCCCACCACTGACGGGGCAAGAGAACGGCCTACAGTAATGGGTGCTCCATCATAGAGACTTTCTCTTGGGTGGTGCGCCCATAAAATCGGGCCCAGTGCCCCAATGGCCTCCGCCACGGCCACCAGCCTGCTGCAAGCAATCCCGCCGCCATTTTGGCCGGGGGCACCGTACTGCATAAAATCAATAACCCTGAGAACATCAGGGTCAATTTTTGCGATGATGCTGTGATTTTCCATGCCGGAATGGTGGCACACAATGGAGCGCAATTACAGAAAAATATGTACTCACACGCGGGCCTGTACTAACTTGCCATTATGCAAGAACGAAAAGACATGGGGCAGGGGTCATCAGGCATCGGCCTTGAGGGCTACAGCACGGCGGAAATATATTCCGAACTCAAGTCCCGCTTGGGCGTGACGACCTTTGAGCAGTATGACCCGCAAGATCGGGTGCAAATCCTTATAAATGGTGAAAGCGTTCATTTTCAGACAGGGCCGTTCGGCGTTTTGATCAACATCGACTAGATGGGAATTTCCCCTTGATGAAGGTGTCATAAAAACGGCCCTTTGACCCAGATTTTATTAGACCGTCATAAATATGCTTAGGTACGCCAGAGTAAAGATAGCGTTTGCCGTTGTGCATTGTTAGTACTAAGCGATACGTATTTTCATCATAATCAGCGCTTCTCAAGAAACTTGAATTTAAAAATGCCACCTGTGCCTCCTTTATACAGGCGCAGCTTTTCATGTCCGCACGAGTCCAGACAAGCCTTGTACACGTACTGAGCATGTACTATCCTCCCGCTATGCTCCATACTATATCCACTGGCGAAAACGACCCACGCATACCGGCCTTTATGGAGCAGGTTCTCGGAGTGCAGTTTTTCCCGCCCTTCACTTGCATGGGTCTGGAAAAAGACGGGCAAATAATCGCGGGCATGCTGTTTAACGTGTACACAGGCCCGGATATTCATGTTACAATCGCAGGCAGCGGGTGGACGCGGCGTCTACTGCGCGAAATGGGCCAGTATCTTTTCGATATTCTTCAGGTCGAACGGTTTACGGCAGTCACAGAAAAACAGAACGTGATTGGTATCGTAGAGCGTGTCGGCGGCAAGCGTGAGGGTGTTCTCCGCAACCATTTTGGCCCAAACCGCAACGGTATTGTTATCGGCGTTCTGAAAGACGAATACCGGTACCGATATGGTTTCAAGCCCAAAAGCTCCTGACCCGTACAAAACTGCTGACGCCCAGAGCCAGTACAACACCATGACTGCTGAAACCCAGCAGCTTATGAATATGACTGACCAGTACACACCGTACGGGAATGTGGTGTATAACCAGACGGGAACGACCCCGGTCACCGGCCCGGATGGCAAGACATATAACGTGCCCCGGTTCAGCCAGACCACCACACTGAATAATCAGCAGCAGCAGACGCTCGACCAGCAGCAGCAGGCCGCCACCAATATCGCATCAACAGCTAACAACCTGTCCAACACAGGGCTGTCTAATCTGTCAAAGGCTGTCGATACGTCTGGCGCTCCATCTCTGCAAACCAGCCTCGGGAGCAACTACAACAGTAGCCCCGGCAGCAATTACAGCACATTCGTGGGCAATGGTTACGCAACCGGGCTTGGCAGCGGCTACCAGACCAGTTTTGGCGGGGATGTGTCGCAGGCGTATGACAATGCCAAAAACGCGGTCATGAACCAGCTTACGCCAACGCTTGACCGCAATTCCGAGGCAACGCGCGCGCAGGAGTTGGCTTCTGGCGTGCGGGCGGGAAGCGCTGCTTACAGCGCCAATGAGCAGAGCATTGGCGACAATTACACGCGCGCCGCAAATCAGGCGACAGAGACAGCCCAGAGCGTCCAGAACCAGCTATTCAACCAGCAGCAGAGCCAAGCCCAATTCGGCAACTCAGCCATGCTTAATCAGGCTCAATTCGGCAATGAAGCCGCGCTCAATCAGTTCAATGCCCAGAATAATGCCGCCCTCACAGGCCAGCAGTTTACCAACAGCGCGCTTCTCAACGGGGCGCAGTTCAATAATGATGCCCGGAACCAGTACCTAAGCCAGTATTACCAGCAGCGCGACCAGCCGCTTAACGAACTGTCTGCGCTCCTGTCTCAATCCCAGGTCAACAATGCCAACACGGCGACGAGCGCCACACCGCAAACGCAGGTGGCTGGCGTGGATTACAGCGGCATGGTGCAGAGTAATTACGCGCAGAAGATGCAGCAGTCTAACCAGATGATGAGCGGCATCATGAATATTGCGTCCTCCGCAGCGGGCGCTGGCGGCGCGATGCTTGGCTCTGACATTCGCATCAAGAGGGATATTCAGCTTCTTATGCGCTTCCCAAACGGCATGGGCCTATACGCCTTCCGCTACAAAGCAAAGCCGGAAGATCAGCATATTGGCTTCATGGCGCAGGAAGTCGCGCAGCATTACCCGGAAGCCGTCCATACTCATCCAGAAGGCTATCTGATGGTCGATTACGCGCAGGCAGCAAAGCGATTGGAAGAAGATTTGGGGAAGGTTCAGGCCAATGGATAATCCGTTTGTATGGGGCAACGGTGGCCAGCAACAAACGCCGGACCAGAACCGCATGGCAATTGTGCAGGCTCTGCTCCAGCAGGGCCAGCAGCCAGCCAACAATGTTGCCCAAGGAGCCGCCAATGCCATCAGTTCCTTTACTGGTGGTTACTTGCAGCAGCAGGCCCGCAATGCTCAGAGCGACCCGTTTGCAGGCGCGGGCACTGACCCTAACAACCCCGTTACGCGCCCGGACAATCAGAGCAGCGCACTTTTGTCGCCAGCATCCCAGATAGGGGGATTTCTGAGCGGTCTTTTTCATCCGGACCCGTTTGCAGGGGCTGGCACGGCACCTAGCGGAACAACTGGGAGCGGTTGGTAATGGCTGGTTTTCTTTGGGGCGCAAATGGCGAAGAAGTCACGCCGGAGGAAATCGCCCAGCGCAGAGAAATGGCGCAAGCACTTCTCCAGCGCGGTCAGGAAGTCCCCGCCTATAACTGGGCGCAGGGTACCGCTAACATCATGAACAGCTTCATGGGCGGCTTCATGCAGGGCCGCGCCATGAAGGCCGAGCGCGCGAACGACGACTACAATAAGGCAATGGTCGCTGCTCTGAGTGGAGACGGCGCTTTTGGGGGCGCGGGCACTGACGCCTCTGACCCGCAGGTAAACTCTTATCTGGGGTCCGACGAGGCTATGAAGTTGGCTGGCCCGCAGGGCCAGAGCGACCCGTTTGCGGGTGCGGGTACTGACGCGGCCAACCCCGTTACGCGCGACACAGGGGCACCTCCCGGCATAAGTCCAGTTGCCCGCGCACTCCTATCGCCCGCACAACCCACGGTTGGGCAGGCAGCGCAGGCCGGAGCTGAAAACCTGATAACTCAGGACTTTATGGATCGCATGCGCCGGGCGGAAAGCGGGGGGAATGCGACAGCTACTAACCCCAACAGCAGCGCAACAGGCGACTTCCAGTTCACCAATCCCACGTGGACAGCCCTACGCCAGCAGCATCCCGAACTCGGCCTTACGGCAGACGGGCGCACGGACCCGGCGCAATCTCAGGTTGCAGCCAAGCAACTTGCAACCGACAATCTGGCTTACATGCTGGCCCATGGGGTGCAGGCCCCCACGGAAGGGCAGGCGTATCTCGCGCATTTTGCTGGCGCGCCAACGGCCACCAATCTTGTACAGGCAGACCCGAACACGCCCATATCCCAGATCATGAGCCCGCAGCAGGTCGCGGCCAACCCGTTCCTGCGCGGCATGACGGCTGGACAGGTTCAGGATTGGGCTGCGCAGAAAATGGGCGGTTCGGGCACGCCCCCTGCGCAAGCCCAACAGACGCAGTTTCCTGCCAATAACTATGCCCAAGCGCCCGATATGGCACCCCCTCAGGCGCAGTCTGGGCCGTCCATGTCGGCGCTCATGGGTGTCCTGGCAGACCCACGCGCAAATCAGCAGACGCGTGGCGTGGCTTCCGCACTGTTGCAGAACCAGTTGCAGTTGCAGCAGGTAGCGCAGCGGTATCAGATGGAGCAGGCGGATCCCGAAAATGTGGCGCGCCGCCGGTATTATGACGCTGAGACCCAGCGCATTATGAACCAGCCGCAAAGGCAGGGCGCGGAATACAGGCTACTTTCTCCGCATGAAAAGCAGACGCTTGGGCTGCCTGCCGGAGGGAATTACCAAATGGACGCAACCGGCAAGGTGTCTGCTATCGGTGGTGGCGGGGTAAACGTTCTTCCCTCTGCTCCGGCTGGGTATTACTACCAACCCGGGCCAGATGGTCAGGCGACATTGCAGCCAGTACCCGGCGGTCCGGTTGATCAGGCAAAAAATACGCAGGCAGATCAGGCACGCACAACCTCGGACGTGATCGGCCGCACTGGTCATGATTTGCTGTCTGCTATTGACCAGTCTCCCAATAGCACAACCGGTGCTGGGGGCATGGCTCTGTCATACCTGCCAACATCGCAGGCTGCGCAGGTGCAAAGGCTTGATAATGTCCTGTCTGCGATGGGGTCTATTGAGGCCGTGAGCGCCATGCGGCAGGCAAGCCCTACGGGTGGCGCTCTGGGAAGTCTGACAGAAAAGGAAGAGGCGCTCCTTAAATCCAAGCAGGGCGCGCTGGATCCAAGGGCCGGGTATGACACTTACCGCAAAAACGCCCTTGATTATATCCACACAGTGTACCGCCTTGTGAACGGTGGCGAGGCAGGGGATCGCCTTTACGGAACATTCCTTGACGGGCTTGGAGGCAATGCTCAGCAGCCGGGCCAAGCCGCCCCGCAGTCGGGCGCGCGCACAACGTCCAGCGGCGTGACGTGGAGTGTCCGATAATGCCCACGCTCACGATCAATGGCCGGGATGTGGATGTTGGTGATGAGTTCCTGAAGCTTTCGCCAGAGCAGCAGAACGCAACTGTGGATGAAATCGCGCATAGCATGGGAGCGGTGCATGGCGCCCAGCCTGATACTGCTCCCTCCATTGCGGAAGGTGCCAGTCGCGCATTTGCGACAGGCGTTCCGGTCATTGGTGGCCTGCTGAACCGGGCTGACGCAGCCACCAACGCTACGCTGGCTCCGGTCCTGAATGGCCTGTTTTCGCCTGACCAGCAGTTGCAGGGCGATTGGTCGCAACGCTACCAGCAGGCTCTTGCTGCGCAGAATGGGGCCGACCAGCAGTTTGCGCAGGCGCACCCGGCCCTGAACACAGGAGCGCAGATTGCGGGGGGTATTGCCTCCACCGCCCCACTGGCTTCAATCGCCATCCCCTCGCGTCTCGCGCAGGCATCGGGCGCGTTGGCTGCCGGTGGTCGCATTGGCCTAACAGGACTTGAGGGAGCGGCCCTAGGAGGAACGGACGCCTACGCACGCGGCGATAATGTTACTCAGGGCGCTGGCATGGGCGCAGTCGGCGGTGCGGGCGGTCAGGCATTGGGTGAGGCCATAAGCGGAGGTGCCGCTCTGACGCGCGCGCTTATGCGGGGGGCAGATGGGCGCGCAACAGACCGGGCGGCGTCTATTGTGCGCCAGCTGGGGCAGAGCGATGCTCTTTCTCCCGCGCTGGCTGATGCCGAGCTTGCGCGCCTTGGTCCAGCCGCCACGCTGGCAGACCTGGGCCCCAATATGCAGCAAGCCGCACGCATGGTGGCATCGGCCCCCGGCTCAGCCCAGAAGCAACTTGTCGAAGCGCTCATGAGCCGGCAGGCGCAGGCAGGGCGGCGTATTGAGGGCGCAATGGATGCCACCATGGGACCACGCACAAATATTCTTGATAGTGCGGATAGAATATCCTCGTCTCGCTCAGCGCTTGCGTCCCCTTGGTATGACAAGGCGATGCCCGTTCCCGTTGCTGATAGTCCTGAACTGCAAGAAATCATCAAAACGCCCGCGTTTATGTCGGCACTTGCAGAGGCGAATACTCTCGCTGGCAATGAGGGCCGGTCTCTGTATTCCCCAACCGGCAATATGGGTATGCACGGGCCTGAAATGGTACCTGACGTCAGCAAAATGACGCTACAGGACCTCCATTATATCCAGCGCGCCATGCAGGATAATATTGGGGAGATTAAAACGGGAGCCGGGTTTAAAGACAACGAGGCTTCCCGAAGTGTTGCGGATGTGCGGCGGCGGCTTCTTGGCGTCATGGATGACCTTTCTCCTGAATACGCTACAGCGCGCGGCATTTACTCAGATTATTCCACAGTCGCGCAGGCCCTTGCTGATGGGCAGAAGGTGTTCAGCAACGCCACAACTCCCGATATGCTTCAACGCACTCTTGCGGGCATGGGCGAGTCTGAAAAAGCCGCCTTTACTGAGGGGGCGCGCCAGCAGGTCGCCCAGACAATGGGGACGGCGCGGAATGATGCAAACGCGGCAAAGGCTCTGTTAGACAAGGGTTACAACCGGGAGAAAATGGCGCTCATTCTTGGCGATGATGCAGCAGGCGGCCTGAATAATGCTGTTGATGCGGAGCGGGCCTTTGCGGCCACCGTTGCTGAGGCGCGCGGCGGCTCTAAAACTGATAAAAATATCCTTGCTCAGCGCATTATCCCAACGGGCGACAGAACGCCGATCCTTAAATCCATTGCTAACTTCCACGCTGGCGATGCATTGGAGGGGGTGGCGCAGCGCCTTATCGGCCCTCTTGTGCAGGCTCGCGACGATCGTACCCGTGACGCCATAGCCCGCGCCCTCTTATCCCGTGATGCGTCCGCCTTCGCCCCCGTTGCGCCGACACAGAACCAAATAGCCCCCAATATTGCCGCCGCCCTGATAGGGGCCGGCCTTCCCGCAGAGAGAAACTGACATGCCATATGATGGTAACGGGAATTACACTCTCCCGCCCGTGTACAAAGCCGCGCCCGGCACGGAAATCATGACAACGCAGCACAATATGCCGCTGGAGGATATTCAGGCCGCGCTCAATGCTGTTCTTTTGAGAAATGGCTCTACTCCCATAACAGGCAACTGGAATATGGGGTCAAACCGCATCACCTTTCTGGCGGATGGTGCGGTGGATACGGACGCCGCGAATGTGGGGCAGCTAAAGGCGCTATTGAATAATACGGCCCTGACCGGGGTCACGACCGTTCCTGCTGTGACTGACTGGACTGCGTATCAGCCCGTAGGGGCCAAGGATGCAGATGCTAGGTACCCTATCCTCAATGGTGGCAACACGTTTACAGGCGCGCAAAACATCACAGGCGCGCTCAACATAACGGGGACCATTACGGGGCTGGTGGCGTCATCGACCCAGAAGGTCACTTTGCGCCGAGGTAAAGGCTTTGCGGGCGTGAACAGCTATGACGGGAGCAACTGGCACTACCTGTATATTAACGACGACGACACGGCCACCACGGCGAAAGGAACGCTGGCGTTCGCTAACGCTGCACAAACCTTTACCGAGGCGCAAACGTTTGAGGGAGAAACGCTGGTTCCGGATGTTACCGAGTTTGACGGCAAGGACGCCCTGAACGCAAAAACAGCAGAAGGCCGATATGCAAATATTTTGGCAGGCGTTCCGATCGGGTGCCCCCTTCCATGGCCGACCGACAATCCTCCCACTGGGTGGCTGGCGCTGAACGGAGCCTCCTTTGATACAAACCAGTATCCCGCACTTGCGGCGGTTTTCACGAGTGGCGTCCTTCCTGATATGCGCGGAAAGTTCATCCGAGGGTGGGATAACGGTGCTGGAGTAGATCCGAACGATGGACAAACTGCACCGGGGGATGCCCGAGGACTTCTTACTACGCAGCAGGATGCACTTCAGAATATCACCGGGATCATAGGCGGATCAATTGCCAACATCTCTACTGCGAGCGGAGCGTTTGCTCTTCAAGGTGGCACAGGCCACATCCCGCAGACATGGAATGGTGGGGCGGATTGGTGGTCCGCGGATTTTGATGCCTCTCGTGTGGCACGAACCTCCACAGAGAGTCGTCCCGTAAATATGACATGGAACTTTATAGTGAGGGCAGCATAATGACTACTACAGCATTAGATGCCAATGGGTTTGCCGAAACAGATGGTGCACTAATAGTATATAATTATGTGCAGGAAACAGGTGAATATACTAAAAGTGCCACTGTTTTTCTGGCAAAGGGCGTTGGAATTCCCGCCAATTCCACAGTAATTGCACCTAATGATAATAAAACTGGATATGCACAGATATTCAATCCAACAACAAAAATATGGTCGTATGTAGAAGATCATCGCGGGCAGGTTGTTTATAATATATCAAATGGAGCTCCGTTTACCGTTACCGCACTCGGCAGCATTGACGACACAACTTACACGGTTGAAAAACCTCCTGCACCTATTGTAACCCTTAAAGAGCAGGCTACAGCCGTGCAGGCATGGATACAGCAGCAGGCCAACCTTGCCGCCGCCATGGGCGAGGTGTTTACGGCGGACATGAAAGACTACGTGAAGGCGATCAACGCTATTGCCAGTGGTGCGGATACCACCAGCACCGCACTGCCTGCCCGGCCGACAGATATACTCACGTCATAATCCTTGTACACGCCGTATATTTACGGTAACATGATGACGTAATTCGCCCTCTCGCGCTTCGGCAGCTAGGGCGGCTCTCTTCCCAAATTTGCAGGTATAGCATGGGTGAAGCCGCCGCTATCAGTAGCGCAGCCCCAGTTGGTGTTTACATCACTCGTCCAGAGTTCTCCGAGCGCATGAGCGCCCTCACCAGCAATGTGAGGCAGGTGGAGGCTGACGTGGTAAAGATCAAATCCAAGCAGGATACGCAGCAGGCCACTTTAAACGAAATTCTGACCGCCGTTCAGAAGCAGGGCAGTTTCAAAAATTCGCTCATAGCCGGGTTTTCTGGGCTTGGAGGTGGGATAGCAGCCGGAACCGTCTACCTGCTGCACTGGTTGACGCAATGAGCGGCCTATATCTCCCTCATGTGCGCGATCTATGGGTCAAGCCAGCCCTTGCCGCACTCCCTGTGCCCCTCAATACGCTTTCTGCCCAGCAGGGCGTTCTCGGTATTGGATTAAAGGAAAGTGGTTACACTTACCTCAAGCAGCTTGGCTCTGGCCCCGCTCTCGGCTTCTGGCAGATGGAACCGGCCACCCATGACGATATGTGGGCGAATTTCATTCGGTATCGCTCCGATCTGCGAAAGCCTTTGTCCGCGCTCGCTGGTGGACAGCCCAGCGCACAGGCTCTTGTAACAAGCCCCGTTTATGCTGCCGCCATGTGCCGGGTTCATCTGTTCCGCCAACCGGATGCGTTGCCTTCCGCTGGCGATGCCGCAGCATGGGCGGCCTACTGGAAGCAGCATTACAACACGCTGGGAGGCGCAGGCGTGACAGAGCAGGCCATCCCGCTTTTCCGCGCCGCGATGGATGCCTGATATGGACCCCACCACGCTCCTCGCGTCCCTCTTAAGCTACGCCCTCCCCATGCTGCCCGCAAAGTGGGCGGCGGATGTAGCATCCCTTGGTATCGTACTCGCCGGTACATGCGCGATAGCCGCCCGGCATTGGCCGAGACCAAAAGACGGCAGCAAATGGCTGTGGCTGTATTCCCTCGTAAACGCCATTGGGCAGAACGCAGGGCATGCCGCCAACGCCGATGATGCTGCCGCAAAAGCCTCTCCACCCAAAACGTGACTGGAACCCATTATGGCGACTGCAATCGCAACCACCAATTCTCCCGCCGTCACTCCGCTCGTTGCGGCCTGCGAAACCCTGTTCGGCACTGTGACTGGCAAACCGCTGAGTGATAACGTGCTGAAAGTGACACCAGGCGTTACCTCCCTGCTGGATGGGATGCTTCCCATGCTGTCCGCCAAGGTTTCGTTTGATCTGGACGGCGTCCTTGTTGGTGCAACCGAGGTGCTGACTGGCGTGAATGCCATCGTGGTAGCGGCCAAGGACAAGGCGGCTCCGAAAATCGTTCCCTCCACATCTTCTGCGTCCTCTGGCGGCGCGTAAGGAGCTTTTGACATGGCTGTAACAGTAAACGACCTTGCCGCAGTGGGCATCGCTCCGCAGGCCGCCTCGGTCATTATGCGGGCCATTGCGGAGGCGGCGGCAGGAGGAGGCTATACGCTTCCGAAAGCAAGTACATCCACGATTGGCGGCGTAAAGGTTGCGGCAAATGTTGCCAATGCCGGAGCATCCTCCGCAACGGATGTGGCCGGGGCCGTTGCGGACCTGAACGCGCTTGCAACCAAGTTCAACGCCGCGCTGGCTGGTATGCAGGCGGCGGGTCAGATGGCTTCGTCTTGACCGCTTATTTCTGGGGAGCGCTCGCAATCATTGCGATTGGGGTGCTCATCGCGCTTGTGGTCTATGCGACAAAAGCAGGCCGCAATGCGCAGAGCGTGGCCACGGATAAGGCAGCGGTGGGCGATGCTCAGGCCGCGACTGCCATCACCGAATCCATGGCTAAGGCACAGGCCAACGGCCCGCAGAGCAAAGACCAGTTACTTGACCGTCTGGACGCAGGGACGGGGTGAAAGCATGATAACGCGCAGTTTTCTGCTGGTCGCTCTACTTGATTGCCTCCTGCTCTCTGGCTGTGCGCAACCGGCTATTAAGCCAATCTGCCCACAGATCACGCCATGGTCGGCAGATTTCCAACATCAGGCCGCGGCAGAGATACGAGCAAATCCAGCACTTGTGGCGCTACCAGAGATTGCCCGGCAGGACGTGGTTTTGCGCGATCAGGTACGGGCTTGTCGGGCCGGGAGGTGACGGTAAGTTTGTAAAATGTAAAACCGCCACTGTAAAACAATCTCAAAAAATGGCAGAAAATAGCCAATTTTGCAGTGTGTTGGTGTCCGCGGCGGGATTCGAACCCACGGCCCCAGGATTCATCCCACTACAGTTTTCACTGCCGCTGCGTTGCCGAAGCGTTTGTGGGCTGGACTGTCCCTTTACCATAGACCTGTAAATAACAGGCCTTTAGGCACCGCCCGTCCAGTCTCTACACCTTCCGTTCCTGTGGAACGGCTTGGCTCGGGATTGGCAAGGCCCTTGCAGGCCGTAGCGTTCCCCGACTTTGAGCGGATTCACCATAAT